TATAAATTTGCCGTATGTTTCGCCAGAGTCTGCACTTTCCCAGAGGTCACCACTAATTAATTCAAAATCATGTTCCAGTCCATCTTCAATAATTGGTGCAGGTAAAGATTCATCATCAATCTGATTCATATTTTCAAGTTGAATTTGTTTTCGAATATCATGTGAAACTATTTCTTTGAAATATTTCTGACTTGCTGCCCATGCAAATAATACCAATGTCATAACCAAGTCATCATTGGCTTCATCTTCAGCCGCAAATGAAGTTTTATTAGCAACGAAGGTTGCCAATTCTGCAATGGTATCAAAGTCATTGACGACTAATTTATTTCCTTCGATGATAGTCTTTAAGTTGGAGCAACCTATACGCTTAACTGCAGGTGACATTTTGACACCTAATTGAATACCTCGGGCAAAACCTGCAGATAGTTGTTGCGGTTTCTTATTTCCCGTAAATACTTTCCATAGGTTTTCATACTCCAAGTCCTGGTGTAATATATCTGCAACTTGCGGATTATTGTTTATCTCAACTAGAATATAAGCATCGTTATAATACTTGGCTGCATTATAAATTATTGTAGGGAAAAGTATTGGTGAAATTGATGAACTTTTATATGTTGCGACTTGTTTATATGGCATAGCCGATATATCAAATACAGAAAATGCGGATGCATCCAGATTTCTACCCTCAGATACATCAACAGTTATACAATATAAATGGTCCTTTTTAGTATCATCATCACCCTTTCCCGGATGCTCATATATGTTCATCATATCATGTTCAGCAATTGGATTTTTATATACTAATTGCTGAAGTTTGGTGCCAGCAATCAGAGTATTGGTTGAACCTAGGAATTCGGTATTGTGTGACACAATTCCATTTGAAAGATAGGTTTGATGTTTCTCCACTCCTACCGGATCATATACCTCATACTCCCCAGAAACCCATTCAATATCCGAAATTGTTTTACCGGATAAAGAATCTGTCAACAATATATCTTGAGCCTTCTTGAAGCCATCATTTGTTAAAAACGCATGTCCCTCAGAACATTTTATGTGGGTATTATCCGAAAATGTAAAAGTATACATTACATTCACTATCTTTTTTTGTACGCCCCTGAAGTACTCATATCCCGTGGGGGTCTTAATTAAATAACGACCTTTATTCAATTTAAACATTTTTAGATTGGCCCCTTAGTATGCGAAATATGTATTGCTCGGTGACATTATATTTTTTTGAGTATTCCACACAGAAGGCTCGTTCATAAGTAAACATTTTACCATTTTGTTTAATCTTACCAATATCAGGATTAATTATCTCAACTTTATGCACAAAATCCGATCTTATTTTAACAGCATCAGTGTCACTTATTTTGGAATTTCTTTTAGTTGCTTCGATTTTTCTTTTTTTACCTTCTTCGGTTAAATTTATTTTATAACCACTCATACCTTTATTCCAAGATACTGTTCCTTTTTTAACCCCGCCGACACCCGGACGTTTAACTCCAGTTTGTATTTTGGAAATATAATCAGGTGGCATATGCATTCTTCTTGCAATCATCACACAAGCGCCATAATCGCCATTCTTATAGTGTATGTCATAGTGTTCCTTTATCGAAATACAATTTAAATTTTCAATGCAATTATTGCTGTGATTTCCGTCAATATGATGTATTTCATATGTTCGACCATCAGAGTCTTTCGGTATTTCACCATAATTTTGTTTCCATATTTTAATATATTCTTTTGCCATATTATTCTCCAGTTTATATTATTTATAAATCCAAAGAATTCAATGTCAAACTAAATCATACAAATCCTTAATTTTAATTTTTGATGTTATTCCGGTTTCATTATCAAATATTTCCACAAAGGTATCACCATCCAAGCATTCAAACTCCTGTCTGAACTGGTGCTCGGAAGTATTTTTAATTGTTTCTTCTTTCCAAATCTCATCTCGGCCTGGAACCATAGACCAATGAATTTCAAATGGTACATAATTGTTTCGTTTATTAATTGCATCGGTCCAAATCTTGTAGAACAGATTCATACCATTTGGAGTTGAAACAATAATAATCTTCGTTTTAGTACCAGCAGTAATAACTGGATATACAGAAGTAAAGAAATCTGTGGCAATATTACCAGGAACGAAAGCAAACTCATCCAAAAAAACAATATTGAATGATCCGGATCGAGCAGCGGATGAAGATGTGGAGGAAGCGACCAACTTTGATCCGTTTTCCAACTCGACAAAACCTTTGTTCCAAGTCACCACGCCCTGCTGGAGCCACATAGGTAAATTCTCATATGCTAGTTGATATTTACCTAGAATATCCCGTGCGGTCTGTCCTCGGTTTGCCAGGATTGCAATGTTTTGTGAGTCTTGGAATAATGAAGCCCAGAGTAAGTATGCAACTGTAGTGGTAGTATTATGAGTGGGTATTAAAGTATTTCCGGCTAAAAATAAATGGTCTTCGTTATCCACTTGCAAACATCTTACGGGAACACTATCAATACTTTTTATTGAATCAAAATATAACCTTTTATTTTTGGGGTGTTCTTTACATTTTTGTAATTCTTTTTTTCTTGGTAAATTAAAAACTGATAATTCCGTGGTAAAATTTACACAATAATAAATCCTTCCATCTATTATTTTATTCAATTTTGTTGATTTTATACCTAAAGAAGATAACAAATACCTAAAATCATCTATAATATGTTCGTTTTTTTGATAAAATTCACAACCTCCATTTTGTTTTCTTACGGAACCATCGGTATCCATCAAACCCCGAATCAATTCTAACCTTTGGTTAAAAGAAGATGACAAATAATTTTTAGGAATATGTTTATTTTTTAATAAATTGTTTGTTCTTAATTTTGTAAATAATCCTTCAATATTATTAAGTGAAACATAATTATTTCTTTTATCAATATAGGTACTTTTTATATTAAATTTATTTTTATAAAAATCCAAATCATTAATGTGACAAGTAAATCTTCCATCAGATGCACTACCATCTCCTAACCAAACTCCTAATGTATATGGATCAATTTCTAAAACATTTTCCTCAAATTCTATTGGTTTCGTAAAATCAATATAAGGTCTATTCGTATGTTCTAAAAAAGGTATTAATTCTTTTGTTGTTAGTACTTTATTTTTTGTATTCCAATTTTGTGAATTTACTGTCCACAAATGTTCTTCATCTGCTATAATTGTATCACCATTTGAGAATATAACCAAATAACAAGGACGATCCTTCATTATGTCCGTTATAAAAGTTACTTTTGTTGGTTTCCCACTCGGACCATAAATATTGTCACCAACATTAATATCTTTTAATTTTATGAAACCGTTTTCTGTTAATATGGGTGTTTCGATATCTAAAGCTTTACCAACCTGACGCGGACATTTTGTAATTACAAATCTATTTTTATGGAAGGTGCTTATCATGTCCTTCTGATAATCATAAAGATTAAAAGGAACCAAACCCTCATCTAGGGTAATAATCTTGATATATTTTGCAAAATATAAAGGGTCTTTTGCACACCTAATATACTCATCAATCTGCTCTTGTGTATATTGTACATCAACACCGACACGTTTTAAGAGGGGATTATCTCTATAAGTATCTTTAAGACTCATTCTTTACCTTTTAACAACTTGCTCAATTCGGCCGTACTTCCCACAAATATAGCCTTATCAATACTAGTGGTATTGGTTTCTTTCTTACCATTCATTTCACGCATTTGTTTTTGCATATTGATCAATTCTTTATTTGCATCAACGACATTCTTTAGTATGGTACTGTAGACCTCAAATGCCCTTGGATGTTCAGATGCTCTTGCTATTTGTAGCATATCTTCCATTGCCTCTTTACCCTGATCAATAATTTCTTGCAGATTTTCTTTTGATTGCTGGTAGGCATCATTCAAATCTTGATCGAGATTCGGGTTATCACTTGGCGTTTTTTGAATTATGGTGGGTAGTTTCTCCTGTTTTTCTATAGGAGTTATATCGAATATTTCAGACATATTTTTATCAAGATTGCTCATTTCGAATATTTTTATCCTTTATTCCAATAAACCATAGGCCTTGAGAGCCGTCACAATTTGACCAATAGTGTAGCCGCCATAAGTATCATCCGGATGAAATGTTCCTGAAGTGGTTCCAGGAGTATACGATGCAGAGTTTGCAGAAGTTGTTTGTTTACTGGTCAAATTGGACCCAAAGAAGCCGATCTTAGGAGTGCCGAAGGTTGCTTCTTGGATTGTAAGAACGGAACCAGAGTCTGTCCTAAAATTGATTGGTAGCCCTGTCCCGCCGGTAGCACTATACCCAGCAATAAAGTCAATTTCTGCCGCGTCACTATACCCGCCAAGCAACGCCACTGCCCCAGATGATAAACTAATAGAGCCGCCATCCCTATCTTGAATTATTAATCCTGTATTCGATATAGAAAGTGAAGTGCCTCCTACTAAATCGTTCCCAGAGCCGCTGGAAATGGTAACCCCACCAGCACCACTCCCACCGCTCCCGTTTCCGCCCGTGATCTCAACAGTCGCTCCCGG